GCTACCGTCACCAAGAAGGTGGAGAAGCCTGACACTCTGGCTCTGTCCTCTGATGCCTATATCGAGATTCAGAACAAGCGCATCGAGGGTACCGCCACCACCGTTCTGAAGTACATTCAGGACAACATCCCTGACATCAAGCAGATTGTGTCCTGCCCTGAGCTGGACGCCGATAGCGTGGAGACCAACCCTTACGCCGCTGCTTCCGATGGCAAGGCCGTGGCCCTGCTCTTCAAGAACGACTCTCGCAAGCTCTCTATTGAGAACCCGCTGCCCTTTATGCAGTACCCTATCCAGACTCAGGGTCTGGAGGTTGTGGTGCCTTGCGAGGCTCGTACCGCTGGCGCTATGATTTACTACCCGATGAGTCTGCTCATCGCGGTGGGCGTGTAAGACAAAGTTGAGACGGAGGGGCCGGTGTCGGCCCCTCTAATTTTTATAGGAGGAAGATACCATGAAATTGAAAAACACTGGCAACTCCGTCATCAGCGTCGGCAAGACCGTTATACTGCCGGGCGAATCTGCTGACATCAAGGAGAAGGGCTATCAGAACAACGCCGTGATTTCCTTTCTCATTGCTCGTGGCATTCTTTCTGAGGACACGGGTACTGAAAAGCCTCGCAGCAAGAGGACGCCCTCCTCCAAGGCAAAGAATAAGCCCGCCGTCGAGCCTGAAGCGGAAAACCAGCCGGAACAGGAGTGATGGATATGTCCAAGACGCTTCAGATTGTGCGGCTGGTTGCTACGGAGTTTGAGTACTTGTCTGACGAGACCATTGAGATGTGGATAGACCTAACGAAACCGCTCATCAGTAAAAAGGTGTTCGGCAAACTCTACGAGCAGGCTCTCGCTCTCCTGACCGCTCACCGTTTGAAGATGTCTGGATATGGCGATAGTCAGCTCGGTACTGTTGGCGATGCCCTGAGAGTGGGCAGCTACTCCGAAGGCGAGACATCTATCGGGTTCACCGTGAGCCAGCAGACAAATCTCCTTGCCGACGCCGAGCTTGCTCTCACCCCTTATGGGCTTCAGTTTCTCTCACTTCGCAGGCTGGTGATTATCCCCATCAGGTCCGCAGGTGAAACACGATGAGCGGCGGCTGGGACAGGCTCACTCCAGAAGGACAGAAGTTCTTCAAGGAGATAGATGAGCTGGTTGCCAAGAAGGTGTTCGTCGGATTCCAAGCGGGTCATGCCGCCGAAGAGGACGGCACCGACATCTCTGCCGTTGCCGCATGGAATGAACTTGGCACTGAGAATATTCCTTCGAGACCGTTTCTACGCATGAGCGTCGATGAAAATGAGGGCAAAATCAATGCGATGTGCGCCCAGCAGGTGAAAAACCTATGCAACGGCGGCTCTGCGGAATCTGTTCTCAAAGAGGTGGGCGCTTTTGGCGTATCTCTCGTGCAGGAGAAAATTGGCAACGGGTCGTTTGCGCCCAACGCACCGGCAACCATCAAAGCAAAAGGCTCCGACCATCCTCTGATTGACTCCGGGCGTATGCGCCAGTCGGTGCATTACGTTGTAAAGGGAAAGGGGGAGGAGTAAATGGGCGGCCTGAAAATATTTCGCCGCAGTTTTACCATTAGACACTTCGGGAACGAGGAGATTGTAGACGGGTATGGCTATGCCACATACGAGGACCGAGAAGTGCTCTTGAATGTACAGCCATTGTCCGCTGACGAACTCCAAGCCCTTCCTGAAGGCGAACGCCGCACGAAAAGGTTGAAAGCCTACGGCAATTACACATTTACCACAGCAGACCAGTCAACCGGCAAACGAGGTGACTGGCTTTTTTATTGCGGTCGCTGGTACGAGTGTGTCAGCTCGCTCGATTGGGACCACACGATGCTCTGGCATTGCAAAAGCGAGTTCGTGGAGGTCGCTGAGAGCGAAACCGCTCCATATACCGCAGCGGCAGACGAAGGAGGTGACTGCCCTTGGATGTAAAAGGAGTCAGAGAAGCCCTGTTCGAGCTTACCAGCTCCTACTTCAAGGGTGCCACCGTCATGTTCGGGAGGCAGAGCCGGGTGGCGAAGCAGAAGAGGGACAAACCCCTTGTAATTCTCGCTACTGGCCCTGTCACCAGACCGCTGTTCCCGCCTACCAAGATAATTGATGGGCGTCCAGTCAGCTTCTATCCCTCATCTGTGACGGTCCAGATTGACCTGTTCACCTTTGGAGAGAAAAGAGAGCTGGCATACGGCTACACCGCCGTCATGGAGAACACTGCCACCGATGACATGATGGCGTTCGTGAACTTCCTCAATTCTGAGATGGCGGTGCAATACTGCCGACGCAAGGACATCTCCATCATCGTGCCAAACACGGTGCAGGATTTGTCAGACCTTATCAGTGACACGAGCTACGAGTACCGAGCCATGATAGAGGTCGCTGTGAATTTCACCTCTGCCGCAATCGGTTACAGCGGAACCTTGTCCCCGGACAGCGTTCATCACGAAGAGCTGGACGAGGAAGGCAACCCCATTACCGGCGGTGACATCCAAGCTGACGATGTTACAGAGCTGGTTCCTGTGGTGGATGAAACTCCGAGCGGCGGCGGCAACCCCGAAGTGGTCGAGAACGAGGGCGGCTACTTCGAGAATGTTGAAATCAACGACAAACTCGTAAAGGAGGAAAAGAACCAATGAGCGCAAATCTCGACTTGATTGCGACGGTTGACATCTCCTTGGACACTCCCATCTCCAATGATGCCAACTTCGACAATATCCTGATTCTTGGCCCTGCTCCCGCAGCCCCTACGGGCGAAGTTCCTTCGGTCGGCGTGTATCGCAGCCTTGAGGAACTTACTGAGCTGGGCTTTACCGCAACCGGCGATGGCGCTGACCCTGTTGGTGTTGCTGCCCGTGTTGCGTTTTCTCAGTCCCCTCGCCCGAACAGAATCTATGTGGCTGTCATCAAAGAGGTCATGGTAGAGGACGCGCCCACCCCTGAAAAGGCGGTGGATGTTCTGGCGACCGCTCTGGGTACTGACGGCTGGTACTGCATCTGCCCTGTGGGTATTGAAGATGACGAGGTGGAGGAAATCATCCAGTGGACCGAAACGCAGAATAAAATCTGCGGCTACGTTGAGGATGACCCTGACCAGCCTATTGTTGAGTCTGGACTGTATCTCCGCTCCTACCCTGTGTACCCGAAGGTCACGGAGGACCAGCTCGACAACGATGTACCTGCCGAAAACAAGTATGGCATTGCCGCAGCTATGGCTGTAAAGGCCATGAACTACCATGCAGGCGAGGAAACTTGGGCGCTGAAGTCCCTTGCGACTATTACCCCGTCCAAGTTGTCCTCTACCTTTATGAACAAGCTGAGCACCGCCAATATCAGCTATGTCGTCACAGTGGCCTCCAAGAATGTCACGATGGGCGGCAAGACCAGCGGCGGTGAGTGGATTGATGTCATCCGCTTCCGAGACTGGCTCCAGAACGATATGCAGGTTCGCGTTGTGAATCTGCTCATCGTGAATCCGAAGATTCCGTACACCGACAACGGTATCGGGCTTGTGGAGAACCAGATGTTGGCTTCTCTGAAGGAAGGCCAGAAGTACGGCGGCATCGCTCCTACGGAGTATGACGATGAGGGCAACTCGGTTCCGGGCTACACCACCAGTGTTCCACTGGCTGCTGACATCACCAGCACCCAGAAGGCGTCCCGTGTACTGACTGATTGCAGCTTTGCGGCTC